AATTAGGTTGACGCTGATCGTTGCTGCCGACGCCGAATAATTCGTAGCCGTAAACTTGTCGATGATAGTTTGCACACCATTTGACGTGTACTGCGTCACTTGAGTTGCTTCCGCTGTCTTAGCGGGGATGATGTTACTGATAGATACGGCCATATCTTATTCCTTATAGCGAAGTAATTGTTTGCCAAGCTGCACCGCTATATACGCAGGCTTTGGAAAGCGTAGTATCAAATACCATAAGACCAGCCGCAGGGCTAGATATAGCGTTCTTTTCAACGGTTGTCATGTTGGGTAGACGAAAACCTTTGGTAGTTGACTGCACATCCAAAATTGCGGATGCGTTTGCCGTAGCCCCAATTCCGACGTTACCGTTGCCGTCAATACGCATACGCTCATCTGCGGTAGTCCAGTTAGCCGCGCCTGCGCTGCTGGCGTTATAGAAAATTAACGAGCCTTGGCCGTTAGCGTTTTGCCGAAGAATACCGATTGCAGCTTTGGAATATGTGGTATCAGATGAAAACTCAATACCGCCGATACCTGACCCGCTATTGCTGTTCTGTGACCGAATACCGGCGAAAGCACTTCCGCCCGCTACAGATACGTCAAGACGTTGTTGCGGCGAAGTCGTACCAATTCCGACATTGCCGCTGCTATCTATACGCATACGCTCGTCTGTAGTAGCCCAGTTAGCCGCGCCTGTGCTGCTGGCATTATAAAAAGCTAGTGTGCCTACACCGTTGGCGGCACCGCGAACCAAGCCGATTGCAGCTTTTGCGTAAGTGGCGTCGGAAGAGAACTCAATACCGCCGATACCCGATCCGCTATTGCTGTTTTGTGAGCGAATACCAGCGAAAGCACTTCCCCCCGATACAGATACGTCAAGACGTTGCTGCGGTGAAGTTGTGCCAATCCCGACATTTGTGCCCGTGTCGTAAACAATAGATGCGCTGACGGCTGATGTGCCGTTACCCTTTACCAGATAACCGGATGTGAGCGTGGTTGCACCCGTGCCGCCGTTGGCTACAGGCAGTGTACCTGTGACTTGAGTTGTAAGGCTGACGTTTGATAGAGTGCCCCCAAGCGTAAGCGATCCCGAAGACGTTACCGTTCCTGTAAGCGTAATACCGTTGACAGTTCCCGTACCGCTGACGCTGGTTACAGTGCCAGAACCCTTATTATTGAATGTAGTCCAATCAGTGCTAGTCAGGTATCCATTGACCGAAGCTGTAGCTGCGGCCATACTAATAGCCGGAGTGGTGCCGCCAGAAGACACAACAGGGGCCGTGCCAGTGACGCTGGTGACCGTGCCTGTGGTTGGTGTTGTCCATGTAGGAACGCCAGCCCCTGCGGATGTAAGCACTTGTCCAGATGTGCCAGCAGCCGTAAACGCGTATGCTGTTCCTGTTCCATAAGGCACAGCCCCTGCCGTCGGTGCAGATGTTCCATTAGTGCCGCCATTGGCAATAGGGAGCGTGCCTGAGACTTGTGTTGTGAGGCTTACACCAGACAGTGTGCCGCCAAGCGTTAGTGACCCTGAAGACGTTACCGTTCCTGTCAGCGTAATTCCATTTACCGTACCTGTGCCGCTGACGCTAGTAACCGTTCCCGACCCTTTATTGTTAAAAGTAGTCCAATCGGTACTGGTAAGATAGCCGTTAACCGAAGTTGTCGCGGCAGGCATACTAATGGCGGGTGTCGTACCGCCGCTAGATACAACGGGGGACGTTCCTGTGACGCTAGTGACAGTTCCTGATGCGCCGGTCAAAACGCCAGCAGACAACGTCAAACCGCCAGCTACGCTGATCTCTTCGGCTGCGCCTGTGCTGGCTGTAGTGCGACCTAATAGACGGCTGGTAGACATCGTAAGGCCATTGGCAGAAGCATACGCACTGGGGGCAACATAGTCAGTTGCCGCGACCGCTGCGGACAGCGCGGTTCCGTTACCCTTTATCAGACCTGTAACTGACGTGGATAAAGTGATTGCAGGCGTTGTAGTGGCAGTAGCAACGGTTCCTGCAAATCCATTAGCTGAAACAACAGAAACGCTTGTAACCGTTCCAGTTCCCGCTGTAGAGGAAATGGTAATTGAGCCTGAACCGTTAGTGATGCTGATGTTTGTGCCAGCAATCAGAGTGGCTTTGGTTAGCGTGTTGCCTGTTGTGTTGCCAATCAGAAGCTGGCCGTCTGTATAGGTAGTCTGGCCCGTGCCGCCATTGGCTACAGCCAACGTGCCGCCAAGTGTGAGCGTGCCGCTTGTCGTGATCGGGGAGCCTGTAAAGGTCAGGCCAGTTGTTCCACCAGACGCAGCAACTGAAGTGACAGTGCCGCCAAGATCAGGCGGCGTAACACCGAAAGCATTTTGCAGATTGTTTAAGCTACTCTCTAGGCTTGCCACCATACCATCAGACGTAATTGCGGACGCTTGTGTAGCTGTTGCCAGCATGGCGTCGTAGGTAGCTAACAGTGATGCTGTGTCTGGCCCTAACGTAACTTCTTCTTGATTAGCCTGCGTAGCAGTCAACAGTGACAGAAAAAACCTGTACCATTCACGACTAATCGCGCCTGACCGTTCGTCAATAAAAGCGACGCGCGGCGGCGTTAGCTGGGTGGGGTTGATCGGCGCCAATGCCATCAGGCGTTTGTCCCACTAAGTATCAGTTCAGCGCCCATGATATAAATCCGTACAGGGTCTGTGCCAGACACTTCGTAGACGCGGTCGCGTATCTTCATCGTTGCGCCAAGGCGACGCCATATTGTTCGGAAGCCAAACCGGCCAATTTTCCCCATCGACTTCCAATGTTCATTAGACCATGTATGGCCGCCGTCATCGGAAAAACGCAACATGACTTGTGGGTTATACCCCGGCGTGTCGGGATACGCCATTGTCACAAGAAAAGTGCCATCTTCTGTGGTTATGTTAACTTCCGTTTCAGTAACTAACTCTTGTTCGCCTGCGCCGGGAGACAATTCAAGTCCTACACCAGTTTCGCAGTCAAGCTGCATTGAATGTTGAATAGTGCGCGAGAGGTTGTTAGCGCCTGTTGGCAACGCGCGCCACGACCGCAGCCATTTCTGTGGTTCGCCATCGTCAGCGTACACATTCAAATCAAACTCGTAAATCTTGCCGTTTTCGTAGTCGCCAACAACCGTGGTATTATTAAAGAACATCTGGTTATTGGCGCGGTGACGGTTAAAATCACCGTTAGCAAACGATGCGCGCTCATGCCACGCACCAGTAGCAACATCATACACCCATGTTGTGTCGGCGCTGGGGAAGTTTAAAACGTAAAAGCTATGGCCATCCTGCTGATATGTGTAGCCTGTCGCGTCTGAAATGTCAGCATACTCTTGCATCTGCCATTCGATAGCGTGCGTCGAAACGCGCTGTCCGATGTAACCCGCAGCTTTGTAAACAATCCCTTGACCGCGCGCGTCCCTACCTAGCCAGTAGACTTGGTTGTCCATTTTGGCGATGCTGTAAGGCGCGGCGCACCCCAGTTCGTTAAACGCACCTTGGATACGCGCCAGCGGAAAGTCGAGCAGCCCTGCGTCATACCAGACTTCGGTTGAGTTTGTGCCAAACACCCAGACTTCGCGGTGATCCACAAAGACCGCAACAACATTGTCTGGATTGCCTTCAGCGCTGGAAAATTCCAGTGGGTCAATACTGGTTCCATCAAGTAATTGCGTAACCCAGATTTTTTGGCTGTTAGGTTCATTGAACGTAAAATATCCGTCGATGTAACCCACCGTGCCTGCGCCGGGGAAATCTGGGTCGCCAATTTGCTGAAATACGTTGGTGCTGGCGTTATAGATGTAGCCTTGCGGATTAGCCGCAATAAATAGTTGCGTTCCGTTGTCAGCCATGCTGACAGGGCCCGAACCCCCCACACTACCTTTAGCGGTTGCGTTCCAGCTGCTGTCGATCTGATACAGTGTCGGGCCTGAGACAACATAGCCGTAGCCGCCATACGTCCACATACCGCGGATAGGACCAATGCCAACGGTAGCTAGAACAGTCAGCCCCGGCGCGCGCTGAAGAAACGCTGGCTCCTTGCCGCCTTCAGGAACGATCTCAGGAAACAAGTTAACCATGCGGTTGTTGGCGGCATTGACGCTTCTAGCGACATACGCGGAACCAAGGATGGGCGTTTTCATGTTAATCAAACACTTTCTTGTGTGTTGCCCGGCGGTTGAGGAGCATCACAAATCTCCGCAAGTTTTTCGTTCATCAAGCGCATCTGATGACGAAGCTGGATGATTTCCAAGTCGCGCTCACCAAGAGCGCGCGCAAGAGAATCAAAATCAATCGGAAGCGGGTTCAATTTACCACTCTTAGGGAGCGGAACCCTACCCCGGCAGTGTCTGCTGCGTCCTGTGTAATTTGCTTGAGAGTACTTCCTACCCGTATCCACACAGGGTTATCGGCAGCCCCATCTACCCGCATTTGCTCGTTTGTGTCGACCCACAATTCTAACAACCGTCCAGTGGACGCCTGCCATTTCGTTTCGACGCGAATACCGCGCGCGGACACTTCGTTAACTGATGTAGTGAGGTAGACCATCCAGTTGTTTATCTTGCCCTCTGCCTGAAGAATTTGACGCCAGCCAGCCGACGTTGCCGTGTTGGAAGCATAAAATGCGGTGTCTGATTGCGACCCTGATGCCGCATCAGATTGCGCCCAATAAGCTGTATAATTGCTGGCACCGACCTGACCGGGGCGAAGCCCAGCAGACGAGGAGAAATTAATGACATCGACTTCAATTCCAACGACGTTTGTTGGCGCATTTCCAGAAGTCTGTGCTGCGATGATGTTGGCGCCGAACACATCCCACGGCGTAGTTCCAGCGCCCGTGTTGGTTTGCGCGATGGCGGATACACCAACCATTATTCTTTTAGACGGATCGGCTGAAATCGGTGCATTAGTTGAATACGCGCGGAATGAAGCGCCGTTAACTTCAGCTTCACAGCCAGCTTCAGCGATATGTTCAGTTGTGATCGCGCTAATTTTATACTCATTACCCCAAACTGATCGCGCTTGAGTTAGTGCGGTACTGTTATGAACTTCCACATAAGCGCCAGTGCGGGCATAAGACAGCGTACTGTCAGGAGTAGTAGCAGTTCCTCTGAACACCGACACACCATTTTGTGCTGCTTTAGCAAAGTTATTGGCTCCCGGCTCATTAAGCTGGCCAAGAGTCCCTTCGTAAAACCCGCCTCTTGAAATAGAGACATATCCGGGGGAAAGCATATCTCCACTAGAACCAAAAATAACCTTGGTTGTCCCTGCGCCCACTTTAGCATTAGCAAGAGTGTCGTAATCGGCAGCGTTTACCGTGCCGCGCAGTTTGGCTTGTATTGTCTGCAATACCGCACCTGTGCCAGATTGCACAAAGCCAATAGTGGCTACACCTGCGCGTTTCGTAACGCCGTCTTGAACAACCGGCATCTCAACTGTGCTGGCCAACGGCGAAGTTGCTAAAGGAAGACCTGTAATAGTGACAGTCGGCATTAGTAGTTCCCTGCGTAGATGTTAAACCGCTGCCGCGAAGCGATAAGGCTGTACGGTATGGACATGATGTCATCTGGGTTGTTGATACGTTTTATGTTACGCTTCGACGACATAGCAATGCGGCGAACCTGTGCCGATGGTTCCTCGCCAAACTCAGGTGCTAATTCGCACGCCAAGTTATAACGGAACGCACGCAGATAGCCGGGCGGGAAATGCAGTACTGTCGCCAGCGTTGCAGGCTGAGTTAGTTCCTCAACAGAAATAAAATGCCATTCTAGATTGCGCGTCGGACGCGGATAGATGTACATCTCAATGTCGGGGAACGTCATGTTGATGAAGATGACTTGCGGGTATGTCGATGTGACGGTCTTGACCGCGATACCGTTATACTGCTGCTGGTTGATGAATTTGATGCCGTAGCTGACGCCAGTGCCGGGGTCTTTGAAATAGGTGCTGTCATCAAGCAGCACTGGGCGGTTGCCGACAAAGTTGCCTGTTGGCCCCAGCGTGCGCGAAAGCTGACCTGACGGCCATGTAAACACTTGGTCTTGCGTCGAGTAGACCGCGAGGCGCTCAGTGTTCCAGCTATCAATCATCTGGTTCATGGCGCGCAGTGCGTCCTGCGACGTTTCAGCCGATGGGACTTCACCTTCTGCTAGAACACCTAGCAGTCTAAGCGAACCATTAATTATGTCACCAGCAGTTGCCATTGATTAGTCTTCCTGCGCTTTGCGGCGGCTTTTGGCTACCGGCATTTCGTTGATTGACGCCTTTACAGGCACGTCAGGATTATAGCGTTCCCAGCCGAAATCTTCATCATAAATCGCTTCTTCTTCTGAAATAGCGACTTTTGCCCCGTGGACATCGTGAACAAGATAGATAACAGCCATAAAAAACCTTTAAAAATGGACGGCCCGAAAGCCGCCCAAATTAATTAAACGCAGTGGATGATTGCGAAGTTAATCACTACTGCTTCTGACAGCGTACCGCCAGAAATGTTGCGTAGGCTGATGCTGACAGAGCCAGCAGCCAAACCGTTTGCAAACACGTTGTACGATCCAGCGGTCGCTTGACCGCCAGAGATAGTAAGAATAACAGTGTCATTTGCAGAAATGAAGCTGTTGTTCAGCGTGAACGTAGCGTTAGTGGCAGTAGTCAAAGACGCGTTGTTCATAGTGATACGGCCAGCAGGCTTGTTCAGCGTAACGGCAGTTGACTTATCTGTCGCCTGCGTGACTGTACCTTGTGCTGCGGCGGTGTAGCCGAGTTGCTCGTCAGCCAAGAGATATTGTGCGCCAATAATATCTTGGTCTAGGAAAGCAACGCCAATAGATTTTGTATTAGCCATTGATTTTCTCCTGAAAAGGATGCCCCGACCGTAGCCGGGGCAAACCTATTAGCCAGCGATACGGTACAGGTTGTACGTAGCTTCGCCGGTCTTGACAGCGCGGAACAATACGCTGCGCGATGCAACGCCTGTACCAACGCCAACCAACGTCCAGCCAGTGCCTACTACGATAGTAGGAACGCCAGTGCTGGTAGCAATCAAAGAAAACTCAAACGATGAGTTAACTTTGGCGCTGCTGATGTCAGCGTTAACAACGGTGACTGCAGGAAGCGTAAGGTCAGCAGTAGACGACGAAGTGTAGACAACTGCGCCACCAGCCAAATCGGCAGTGGTCAGTGTAGCGGCTGCGGTGTACGCGGTAGGGATTGCGGATACGCCCAGCGTGACTTCGCCGAGGTTGCCGTCGCCAACTTGATAACCGCCGGCGCCATTAGGTAGAATAGCCATATTATAAATCCTTTAAAATGTTTGGCCCCCAGCGAACTGGGGGCCGGTATTAGGTTAACCCCAGAGACGGCAGGCCATTTGCGGACGGATCGTGCTGTAGCCATACAGAACGTCGATACGGCAAGGCATACGGTCGTTGTTGATGTCGTACTGACGAACAACGCGAAGCGAGATGCCGTTATGCACCTGACGCGAAGCCATATCTACGCCCTGTGGGAGCAGAAGGTCGGCGGTTGCGAAGGTGATAGCGTCCTTGTGGTATACGAGGTTCTGCGCGTATTGCGTAGAAGCCGCGCCGACGAACACGATTGCCTTGCTGTTGCCGGGCAGTGTGTTGACAGTGGCAAGTGCGTGTGCAGCCGAGTAGATTGCAGCAACAGTGATGTTACCAGCGCCTGCGCCGCTGAGCGTGACATCAGCAAGAGCAACGAACTGGAACAACGAACCAGTGCTTTCACGGGTCTGTGGGTTGACAGCAAAGCAGTCAGCTACAGTGAACACGTCGCCAGCCTTAACGGTAGCCGATGCGCCAGCGCCAGTGATGGCAATGGTGGTTGCGCCTTCCGACGTAACAGCAGCCGAAGTCGTGCCGCCAGTTGCAGTACGCGAACCAGTGGTGAACTGCTTGATGGACTGCGACATATTGATTTCTTCAAAACCAAGTACGCCGGTACCCATCATGCCGTTCTTGAACTGCTTGCTGACAGTGTCGGTTGGGTTGAAAAGACCCTTCATGCCTTCGACCAAACCAGCGTTTGCGGCTGGGTTGACAGTGGCATAACGTGGCGACATTACGGCAGCGTTTTCGTTCAGCTTCTGCTGTGCAGCAAGAAGAACAGCCGAAGTCGATGGCGTAGTGCCGGGCGTGCCAACAGTGTTACCGATGGTTGCATACGCATTCGCAACGTCAGCGTCGATGCTGGAAGCAAGCTGCGAGATACGTGGCTTCAGAACGCGCTCTGCGAAATCATCAAGCTGCATGGTCAATTCAGCAGTCGTGAAGTTAACGCCGATGTGCTTCTGGTTGGCAACGGTCAGAGTTGTGAACTGCTCGTTGTCATCCTGTACCTGAAGGGCTGCGCCATCAGTTACAAGTGCGCGGTCTGGAAGACGGATACGCAGGGTTGAACCAATTTTAGCACCTTCAACAGCAAAGCTGTCATCGTACTGACGGTTTACGTTACGTGTAAGAACCAAGTTGTTTTCGAGAATCTCAAGCGCCTTACGCGTGATCATGTCGATGGTTAAAATCGAGTTACTCATGGAAATAATCCTAATTTATCGGTTGCGTTGTGCCTCGTACTTCTTGATCTGCCGTAGCCGTTCTGCCTCAATCCAATCTGACGTACTCATGGACTTTACTGACCGTGGGTCTGTCGTATCAAATGTTGGCGCACCAGCGGTGCGGGCATTGACAGGTGCAATCGGTGCCGGGGCGTTGGATGTTTTTTTGAATGTAGGTTCGGCTGAAAGCCGCGCCTCAATCATTCCAATTTCCCTAGCTTGCAAAATGGGGTCTAAACGCGAAATACGCTGGGCATCTTTTGTGTTGATACCTAAGTGATAAATCACGTCGGGGCCAACGTCGGATGCTTGTATTGCCATTGCCATCGCGTCGGTGATCGGAAGGTTGGGGTTGTATGCGACTTGTTCAAAGTCATCATACTTGTCCCGCGCTGCCTCTTCACGTTCGTGATAAGACTCTAGCATTGCACGTTGCTGGTTATCCCTTTCACGGCGTACCAGCATTTCTTCGGCTTTACGCTCAGCCAAAACCTCTGCGTAATCCTCGTAAGTCTCAAATTGTTCAGGGGTTATGTCGTGGATCGGCTGCTGCCGTGCCTGCACTTCCTCTGCCCTTTGAGCCTGTTCGCGTTCCCATTTACGCTGCTCTCTTGCGAGTCGTTTACCTACGATGGCGTCTAAGTCTTCTTGTGAAAAAGTCTTAGGTGCTTCCTGATCAGCAGACTGCTCTTCCGGCGTCGTGTTTTCTACAGGCTCGATTGCTGCCGTGGCTTCGAGTTCTGGCGCGGAGGCATCCGCTTCGGTAAAGACATTATCGTCCATGTTTAACCCTTAAAGAGTTCCTGATGAGCCGCATCAGTACGGTTGGTGGCTAGACTACATCATTTGATGCAGTCTGGCAATCTTAGTTAACGTGGGTGATTTTTCATCCACTCAGCAAAGTCAACATCTTTCAAATGCTCAGTCCATTGATGTTCGCTGACTTGTCCAGATTTATAGCACATTAGAAGAAGTTCAAAGTTGTTCATTTTGCTACCCATCCTGTGTTACCTGTTCCGCTTTCCTTGATGTACAAGGTTGTCCCAGCGCCGCCATCGCTGCGAGTGAACAATGCACCCCGTGGTGCTGTAACAGCACCTTCTGGAGTCCCATTCCCGTAAAGAATTAACGCTTCTACAATGGCATCGCCGCGTCGCGCAAACAATTCAATTTGCGTATTTACCCAGTTTGCATCTTGAGAAACTGCGCGATGTCCTCCAGCAGCTTTTACTAATCCGGTTGTATCTTCGCCAAAACAATACAACTCTGCGGATTTATTTACCGTGGCGGAATTGTCGCCGTTGAATGGGCCACCCCTATTAGGGATGCCGTACCCTAGCGCGGGGAGATTAGTGAATATGCGATTAGTAGCCGCATAAACGCCAGCGCCTGTTACGATGTTTGTAACCGCATTAGGCTCAAGTGAAATAACAGAGTTGGTAACGCCTGCCGCAATGTCTGCGCCGACATCAAGGGAACGCAATTTCAAACGTGCGCTAACGCCGTTACCCGAATTGATTTTAAGCCCTGTGGTTGATGTAACACCCCCGCCAGCAAGTTGCCCGTCAATAAGCGCATCAACCATAACGTCTTGGTTTACAACGGCTGGGGTATCAACATGAACGCCGATCCACGCACCAGTAGCATTTTGAGCGTACAACAGCCCGTTTGTAATGGTGGTTTGCAGAACATCTTTAAGATAGATACCTGTTTGGCGGCAGTTAATATGCCAATTTGACATTGCAAGCCAAGGTTCAGCATTGCCAGTTGAATGCAATTTACTAACGCCAACATTTACATCGACAGCAACAAAATTGCTGATCATTGTACCTTCGCCATTTTCTAAAATCTGAACGCCTGTGCCTACAGAGACAGCCTGACAGTTATCAATTTTTACGTCTGTAGCTTGGCCAGCAATCAAAAACCCGTACTGCGTTTTGGTTAGGTTATCAGTTGGCCCATGCACATAGCAGTCAGCGAAAATAGAGTTACGCGCATTGTTTATGTTAAACCCGCCCGTCCAATAGTTTGTGCTATTGCCGTCTACAACTATATCAAAAATATTTGCGGCTCGAATATCAACGCCGATAGACGTAGCATACTGAAGGTAAACTGCCACGCCACAGTTTGGAGCGCCAGCTATAGCAGTAAACCCACCAATATCTACGTTTGTTGTTGAAAAAAGGCTTGTGCCAGAAAACAAGCTGCCCGTGCCTGTGAACGTAATGGTAAGCGCGGCTGCGCCGGGGCCATAAATAACTATGTCAGCGTTTGGTATAGCTATGGTGGTGTTAATAGTAAAGTTTGTGTCGCCAAGATACAAAGCCTTACCTTCAGCAGAGGCAGCGTTTACTGCAGCCTGTAAAACAGCCGCTGTTACTGGCGACCCAAAATCTTGCACCGAAAGATATTGCGCCAATTTGGCTTCAACATTTGTAGAAACCGCGCTAGTGAAAGGTGGATCATAGACCACAATGTCGGCGTTAATTTGGGCGGCATTTACACCAGATATATTATCGAACGTACCTAGCAAAACGCCTGTCGATGTCTCAATAACAAATTTGTAGACTTGAGCATATGTTAGCCAAATTTCGCCGCCCGGTACGCGGCCTGCACTGTCCAAAACAATAGGATTTGCATGGGGCGTGGCGCCAGATGCACTGGTGTAAGTTGTCTGTGGCGTTGTGGTTCCTGCGGCATACGTGTAAATTTTGCCACCCGACAGAATAACGCCGTTGTTATCAAAAAACTGCGCGCCCGCGCCGCCTAAAGGTGATAGAAATACTTGCGGCATTATGTGTCCTTACACGTTAAAAGTAATATGTTGATTACGATATTATTCGTAAAAAACAGAAACTTTAGGCGTTGTGCCGCCGAGAACGACATATAAACCCTTGCTAAATACCACGCCGTCTGCATCGCCAGTAAACACATAGTTACCGGGAGTAGCCCCAGTAAAAGTTGCTACGATAACTGGATCGCTAGTAGACGCCGTTGCGGAATCGTAAACAGCAATAGTAGGGCTAGTGCCTGAAGACACAAAGATACCCTTCACTTTGCCAAGACCAATCTTGACTTGCGCGGTGGCACTCAAAGCGGTAAAATTAGCAGACATACATATTATCCTAAGCCAAAAATTTCAGTTTGTATAAGGTCGCATAATACAACCCAAAAATCTCGTCGATAATGTTTTGAAGTGGGGTACACTCCTTATCGACAACTTTATACCTCATTGCATCAAGTTCGTCTACCTGACCTTCTAAAAACTCAACAATGTTGTTAGTCTTCTTAGCTGACATAAGCGAAATGGGGCCGATTAGGCCATATTTCCCTTGATAAGCCTCTGCAAATTTGTCCGCCAGTTCGATGACTTCGTCGTAAAACGTGTTCAAAGCGGAGTGCTTGGCAAAGCTGCGCGTGTTCAAGTGCGTCGAGTGGGCCACATCGCGCGCAAGAAACAGTGTACCTATAAAATCAGCGCAACTCATTACATCATTCCTTCAGGGGCTTGTTCAGGCATTGGCATTTCAGGTTGTTCAGGCTGTTCGCCCATTTCAGGCGCTTCTGGCATCTGTTCGTCCATCTGCGGTACTTCGCGCATCTCTGGTGAACCGCCGATCAAGTCGCCTGTATCCAAAGCGCCTGCAATCGTACCCATGACAATATCCTGAATTTGTTCAGGTGTCATGCTGTTTTGTACCGCAGAAATACGCTTGGTTTCAGCTTCGTAAGCCTGCACTTCAGCCTTGTACTTGTCGATGGAGATTTTCTGCTGTTCTGCGCTATCTTGGATGTTTTCCATGATGTCAGACACGCGGTTGAGTTCTTGCGACAGGGCTTCAATCTGTTGCTTGGCTGCCATGATTTCAGGCGACTGATCGCCTTCTTCCAAGACTTTCGGGTCAAGGATTTTCTTGAACCGCTTTGCCATTTCCTGCGCTCCGGGCCAATCCATGTTTTTGATGAACAAATCGCCGGCCACAGTCCAAAGCTGCGGGTTGGATTGCAGAATCATCGACATGGCGTCGAGTGCCTCTTGACGCTTGGTCATGTAGCCGGGGCCAGTAGTAACCATAACGTCGTATGTGCCGATT